CTGGAAAGTGTGCTCACTAGTGATCGTACATTCTGGTTGAAGAATGAAAGCCATGTTGACTATAAGGGTGTGTTACCACAGGGAGAAACCCCACATACCCCTAAGAAGTCAAAAATAATACCATCAGCTATTCAGAGTGTGTGTGGATTGGAGCCTTTTACTGAGCCTACCATCTTAAGTAAACAGGATCCTCGCTATACCCATGAAGATAGTCCACTAAAGCTTGGAGTGGAAAAGCATGGTGTGCTGACAAGCAACTTCCCATCGGACTGGGTGGCGGAAGCTGAGCGAGCATTCTATACTGGAGTTTTCCAGTCTATGAGGCCTGCTATTCTTAATCCGGCCCGATTGACACCAGAGGAGGCGGTTGTTGGCAAGCCTGGTGTTGAGTTTTATGATTCTATGAAGCTTAATACCAGTGCAGGTTGGCCTTGGACAACTAGGTCAAAAGAAACAAGCAAGGGTGCATGGATAAATCCGATTCGTGGGCCTTCAGAAGCAATGGTTGGTTGTGAAATACATCCAGATTTGTTGGCGGAGGTGAAGCGTAAGGAGGATTTGCGCCGTAGTGGAACCCAGCCTTGTACTGTGTTTGTGGACACACTCAAGGACGAGAGGAAACTAAAATCCAAAATACACAAACCAGGAGCAACTCGAGTATTTTGTGCGAGTCCTGTGGACTATACAATTGCGATGCGTCAGAATTATTTGCACTTTTGTGCTTCTTTTATGACAAATCGCTTGAAGAATCAGTCCGCAGTTGGCATGAATGTCAAGGGTGATGAATGGGCAGCACTGTTTCAGCGCTTGACTAGCTTTGGGCATAGTAGGGTGATTGGCCTCGACTATAGTAACTTTGGTCCAGGTTTTAACGCAGGTGTAGCTGCTGCAGCGGCAAACATCATGGTTAAATGGACAATGGCGAATGTGGAAGGGGTTAATGAACTCGAACTGCGAGCATTGTTGGCTGAGTGCACAAATAGTGTGCATTGTGTAGCTGGTACGATCTACCAGCAATTTTCTGGCTCTCCTTCAGGTGCGTCTATTACTACAATCATCAATTCATTGGTGAATATGTTGTATGTGATGCTTGCTTGGAGGCAGTTGGCTGGAAGCGGAATTGACCCATGGGAAACATATTTTCGAAATGTGGTTCTTGTGGTGTATGGCGATGACTTGATTATGTCCGTTAGTGAGCAGTTCCTTGGAAAGTTTAATGCAGTTACAATTCGTGACTGGTTTGCTCAATATGGAATTGTTTCTACCGGGAGTGACAAGGATGCTGAACTTGCGGAGTGGCAGGAAATTCGGGACGCAACTTTTTTGAAGCGTTCTTTCCTGCCTCACCCCAC